TTGCATAAAGCAATTGTCCCTAGTTTAGGGGGTGATTCAACTCCCCACCTATTTAATTCTTCAAAAAAGATACTATAGTCTTTTTTCCTTAATCTTCGATACCAATCACGCTCTCCTTTTGGAACAGTAAAACCATAGTTTGCTAACACCGTACGAACTAAAGACAAGCAATCACCAGCCTTATGCCTTTTTGGGTCAGCACCTAAACGATAAGGAAGACCAATTAATTGATGTGGTTTCACCTGTTTTGAATTGATCCAGTAATCGGTAAAGCTCCAACAATATCTCTTGTTAATACTTTGTCTGGAGCGTTTGCACCAACAGCATCAATAGCAGAAGACAGAATAATTTCTATTGCTTCTGGATCATATGACATAGAAGAAGCTAACCATTGCTCTTCTGTTAATTCTTTGCTTCTTTCAAATGCTTCTGTCATCAACCAAGTTTCTACTTTTACATGGTATTTATTAAGTACAATTTGCTGTGCATAATTCATGCTTAACTCATTATTTGCAAGTAATAATGATGAAGTCATATTGTCTCCAGATCTATTTCTTGCGGCTCCTTGATAAATAAAAGAAAGGTATTGAAATCCACTGATTAAAGGAGAGTGTCTTCCGTTTTGAAACTTGTCAGGAATATTTGCTACTGAACCATTTGGATTAGTAATAGTAATAAAATTAGTTAAAGCAACAAGACTCATAATCCTAAATTACTCCTTCTGCTACGAGAATTTTGAAGACTAGACAATGTTCTAGCTTCTCCAGCTTTAGCACCTCTTGATGTGGCAGTTGCAATGATTTGACCTACAGCAGACTTAGGAACAAACTCTTCAGAATTGAAGTTCAATATAGGCCCAGAGTAATTAACAGTAGTAGATCCTCCTGCACCTCCACTTGCATAAGACGAACCAGTGCCAGGAATTACAGCTTCACCTCTAGCACCTGCTGAATAACGTTGCATACTTGAAGCCATCTTTGATGCAGGAATTATGTATTCGTCTTCTCCAGCTTCTCCTACAAGTCCCATTGTGGGTTTGGTTGCATATCCTCCAGAAGCAAAAGGTCTAATTCCATTAGAAACATACGCACCTTCAGCAGCTCCAAAGAAAGGAAGGTTCATTATTGCTTTCTTTAAGAACATACTTGCAATCTGTTTTGCTACTCCTGCTAACGATTCTTTTAAAGATTTAGTGCCATCTAATAAACCCATGATTGCTCCATGTAACCCGTCAGCCATAATTGTTTTTACTTGTTTTAAACTTTCAGCCCACTCGTCTGTTGCACCTTTCGCTTTTTTAATTGCCGCAGCAGGATCTTTTGAATCGCTATCTGTTCCTCCTCCTTCGTCTGCTCCTCCTTCGTCAACAACTGTTGTCTTATAAACTTTCAATTTCATTTCATACAATGGCATATCTTCCCCATCCATCCTTAGCATTTTTCTTAGCCATTTTGGTGTTGCATTATAAATAGCAGGGATCATGTCAAACCACATCTTTTTAATGTTTTCCAATAAATTGTGCCAATCAACTTTTATTCTTTCAAAAGCGTCTGTAACTGAAGCACCCCATTTTCTAGTCCATTTGATTGCAGATTGAATATCTTCTTCAAGATCTTTAAAAGCATTATTCCAAAAATCAGTAAATGCTTTAACAACTTGAACAGATTCGACTCCAAATGCTTCCATAATTGCATCAGCAATTCCTTGTAAAAAAGCAAAAGCAATACGAAAAGGAGCCAAAATTAATTTGACTGAAGCACCAATAAGATCAAGTGCCGCAGAAACGCCATACAAAGTAAACTTAAGAGCTTCGCCTAATTCTGTTTGTTCTCCAAATAAATTAGAAAAGGAATTAACTATTCTTTTCCACGATCCTAAAAGAGTGTCATTTGCTTTAAATTGTGCATCAGCAGCAGCTCCAGCAGCCTCTTCTTGATTCTTGATTAGCTGTTCATATTTTTCTAAATTAGCAATAATAGGAGCCATTGTTTGAATAGCTTCCTGCCCAAAGATTGACTCAAGAGCTTTAATATCTAACCCCTCAAGTTTCTTTAAATTCGCAAGTAATCCTTCAGAAGCCAAGGTTGAAGCATCTATGTCTATTCCTAACGCTGCTAACTTTTTAGTTCCAGCCTCTCCACCTAATCTTAAAAGAGCCGTCTTCATTCCAGTAAAGGCAACTTCAGATTTCACACCTGCTGCTGTTACTTGAGCAATTGCAGCATTAACTTCTGTAATAGGAACCTTCATGGTTGCAGCAACAGAGGCAACCTTACCAATGTTGGCTGCGTACTCAGCAACAATTATTTTTCCATCATTTTGAGTCTGGATAAATTGATCAACTAATAATTGAGCATCTTTAGCTGATTTTCCATACGCATTTAAAACACTTGTTGCAGCATTTCCAACCGTATTAATATCACTAAAACCACCTGTTGCACCTTGGGTTGCTGCTTTTAAAATCATTGCAGCATCAGCAGCATTAGTAAAACCAGCAGAAGCTACGTCATAACCTGCTCCCGCCAATTCTGCTATGCTTGCAGATCCATTTAATTCAATACTTACAAGCTTTAACCTTTGAACAAGATCATCACTTGCAACCCCTAATGTATCTAACTTTGCCTTTGCAAAATCAATTTCTTTAAGTGTATTAAACGCTGTTCCTAATCCTGCAACTGTTCCACTTAACGCTAACAACGGGCCAAAAGTACTTTTAATGGCAGTTCCTAAAGCTTTAACCCCAACAGCTCCAATACTTGAACTTGCACCAACTCCTAACGCTGCTTTTCCAAATAAACCTAATTTTTTACTTCCTACAGTCGCCTTCCCTGCTAACTGATCGAACGCTTTTTCTGTTTGCTTTGCAGCTTGAGCAGTCTTCTTTAATTTGGCTGGTGTTCCAAAGTCTTCATATTTAATTCCAACGGTTGAGATTAACGAAGCCACATTTTAACCTTCTGTTATGTGTAGATCTTAGCGATACTTTGCCCTTCTCATCTCATTTTGCTGTTCTTCGTTTAAATATTCAAAATAAGTAGACCAAATAACAAGCTCTTCTTGTGTAATTTTCTGATTTAATTCCTGCAATGTATATCCAAGTTCTTTAGCTACTCCCAACTGAAGCAATAAAAAATTATCTTTTTTAAGTTCTTCTTTTAGTCTTTTGGGTCTAAATCATCTGCCTCCCCTTGACTTGGCAACATTACAACCAAAAGCTTGTCCATATTTTCAGCACTAACATCGTTTTTCAACTCGTCAATTTGACCTGCTGCAAACATTCTTCTGCCATCTTCAAACATTGCTTTACGAACAAGCAAACGAACAGCAAAAAGATTAGCGTCATCATTTGCTCCCTTCATAGCTTGTTCTCTTTCTGCCATTGTTAAAGGAGCACACCAAAACTCAAACTCTGTACCATCACTAAGTAATACTGTTTTTTTTACAGGTGTTAGATTAGATGCTTTTTTTAAACGCTCTAAAGGACTAACTTTTCTTTGACTAGCAGACATAAAAAGATCCAGTTGCATGAATTATATCAATAATAATAAAGGCCAGCCATACGGCTAGCCCCTATTTCTATTTGACAAAATCATGTGTATTAATCTTGTCTTGTCGTAATGACTTGTCGTTCCTGCTAACTGTCTTAATTTCCTATTTGGCAAATAACGCAAAAAGGAAGCAAAACCTTGTCCAGCTTTAGGACTTCGATAAACAAACAAAGACCCAATTGCTTCTAACACTCTTATGAAGAAGTGCTTAAGTCGAAAGTTGGTGCATTGTTAGGTCTAAAGGCAACCTCAACCATTTGTGCATCATCTGGATTAACAGAAAAACTTGCAGAAAGTAAAACAGCATCCATTGAAATACTTCTACTTAATGCCTCTGTTGCTTGCTTGTCTTGATAAAGCCTAAACGCTGCTCCTACTTGCTGACGTTGTAAAACATCTTCTACAAGCCTGTTGGATAAAGCAGCATCTTCGTCAGTAACGTAAACACTTGCACTTCCATTTCCATCAGCAAATCCAGAAATGTAAGTTTTAAATGGTGCGTACTGACCAACTGATTGACCAATCGTTGTTACATCAATTTCACTTCTTGTTACTTCAAAAGACCAAGATTGAACTTGACCAACTGAAGCGTAATCGTTGTAATAAACTTCAAATTCGTTAGGAGCTGCGGCTGTGCCTACATCAGTTAGGTTTACAGCAGAGCCGCCGTTGGTTGCTGAAACAGTCATTGCTCCAGAGCTTGCTGTGTAAGTCTTAACGTAATAAGTTGTTCCAGCAGTTAAACCAGCAGGTAAAGTTCCTGTTCCTGATCCACCTGTAGAAGAATCAACTACTTGAAATTTAACTGGGTCGCCTACTTTTAAATTTAAGTAAGCTTGAACAACCATAGTTTCAGTGCCTATGGTGACATCAGAAGGGCTGAAGGTTCCTGTGGTACCAGCAGGTTTGTAGTACAAGGCTCCAGACGTACCTGATAAAACAGTAACAGCCATTGGATTAGATCAATCTAAGTATGCGTCAAATGTAGCTGAGAATTGCGTTTGATAGAACGCTTCTTGCTCTGCTGGTTGTATTGTAGCTAATCCTGAACAAGGATCAAAAATAATACTGCTAAATTTAGCTCTGTCAAATTTATCTTTAATACGTTCTCCAATTGTTAAGTTTGCACCTGCCCCAACACCAGCAGGACTAAATACATTAATAACCAAAGTGCCTGTTTGACGGTTAAACGATTTCCCCGTTGTTGGTGGTTGCAATGTTGCATAATTATTTGAACCAAATCTAAGAAATACTTGAACCCAAGGAGTGTTATTTGGTGGAATGAAAGGGGCGTTTTGAAACGCTACAGGATAAGCAGGAGCAATAGCCATTTCTGTGGCAATACGTCCTTCTATTGCAGCTCTAACGTCATTAAAAGTACTGCTCATGTGCTGTCTCTACCTATTCTTTTTGCATTAGTTTGAATCCAACCTTGCATGTCTTTTGCAATTTGTTGAACCCAACCGGGGTCTGCCTGTTTACTGTGTCCTGCTGCTAATGCTTCTGCATAAGGAAGTGAATTATGAATTGTGTATGAATTTCCAATCTTTTCATTTCCTACGTTGTAATTCATTCCAACAGGAGGTGCTTCACCTAAACCTTCTCCTCCGTCATATTCACCTGTACCGTTTTCACCTATCTGCCAGCTATTTTGGAACCGTCCTTTATCTACAGGGCTTTCTTGTTTCAACATACTGTCTGTATGTAAAACAGCCTGACTAAGCAAAGCGTTCATTTTTTGCTCAATCACAAATGCAAACTTTTCAGGCTTTGGGCCTTTCCATTTAGCAGCCATTACAACCTCAGAATTAGTTCATAGCTAATTGCAGTATTAGCTTGCTCTGTTGTTTCGACTCTAATAATTTGATGGACTTTAGAACTAATCACAACACGATCTGAAACCGTTGGAGTGTAATCCAAATCAACAGCAGCAATTAACAAACGCTTATCAGTTGCTTTTACTAAATCATCAACTTGTCTAGCTACAACATTTGAGACTTGCCCCTTAATAGTTGTATCTGCTGTTGTCTCTCCAACTGTTCCTGTAGTCGTGTTATATGCAGCCGCCGTAACTTTACGAACAGTAACATTTCCACCAGCAGCTTTAAGAACTTTGCTTGTGGCTTTCCTAAAAGCTTTTGGTTTTATCGGCATTAGATCCTATAAGCAATAACTGATCCTGCACTTGTTTGAGTAATACTTGTAAAAACTCCTTCAATGTCTGTACTTGCTTTTAAGTCAATTCCAGAAACAGTTGAAGAACCATTTTTTGTGACATTAGAAGAAACCAACGTAACAGTTGAATCTGTTAAACAAGTAATTTTTCCAAACCTCCCAGTGTGGGCGTTTGTGTCTGTGATGATGATTGCAGCAGGATAAGACATTCCCATTAGCTTCTTTTTACAGCGATGTTACCGGGTCCACTAATTCTAATACCTGTGAAGTATCTTTCAAACATTGGTGGCACACGATCAGCACCAACAGCACCGTAAAAGTTAGGAGTTGCATCCAAAGATCCAACCTTGATGTTTTTATAATCCTCTAATCCACTAAGCCCTAAACCGTCTTTATTGTTGTTCAAATAAGCAGCTAAAACAACCTGTGCTTTTTTGATTTGATCAGGTATTTCTGTATCTGTAAAATAATCTGTTGTTATACGAAAAGGAAAACCAACTGAATAAGTATTGATATAAGTATCAGGCTTTCTTACTCCAGTTCTAGGCCATTGCATTGCTTGCGTGTCTGTTGCCCTAGCACCTAAAAATCTCTCACGATCAATTCTCTGTGCTGCTGTATATAGAGCACGATTCCTGTAATCGTCACTTGTTGAGCCAGCTTCCCAAGCGATCACATCATCATCAGCAACTAAACCTTCAATCAGTTCATTTGCTTCTGTTAATGAGATGTAACTATTTGCGTTTGCTGCTCCTGCCGTGTGATGAATCGTTATTGCCATCAGTAGTTGCTTTAGGTTTACGCTTTCTTTTTGGAGTTGGAGTTTTAACAGGAATAGAGGCCACCTGTTCGGCAGCCTCCCTTTCCTTCATTCGCCTAAATGCGAACATTCCCATTAGCTAGATGCACCTTTTTGCACAGCAAAGTGAACGACAATCGCTTGACTCAAAGAACCACCAGAAACATTTCCGACAGTAACTTTAAAAGATCCAGCAGCAACAGCAGAATTAACTACTACATAACCGCCAGCAGTTCCACCAGAACCATGTCCCACGTTTACAACGTCAGTTGCAGAAACACGGTCATTAGTTACAGCAAAAGTGACATAAGCACCGTCACCTAAGGCGGCGGCGTTCATGGTTATTTGGCCTGACTCTGTATTTAGAGTTACGCCTGTTGCTTTGTTTGTTGCTTGGGTAACAGTTCCACCAGAAGTAGTTCCAATGGCTAAACCAGCAGTTGCTTCAAATTGTGATGGCATTAGTTTTTACCTCTAATCCTGATTTGAAACATTGGTCGCTCTCACGATTCCAATATTTTTTGTCTGGTAAACCTTCGACCATTTCGCAACAGTTTCTAACTGAGCACGAGTTGGGTTTACATCTGTAGTTGCCCACTTGATACCAATAGGATGGTAGCAATAGTGAAGGTCAACACTTAAAGCGTCAGACTTAGCAAGAATGTCTCTGTCTGTCTCAGTGTTGATTCCAGCTTGCTCGCCACTTCCAACAGCACCCGGTGTAAAGAAGAATGTTGAGTATTCTGTTGCTCCAGCAGCTCCAGTTGTAGGAACATCATCTGAAACAAGAACTCTCAATCCGCAATAAGTAGGAACTGAAGAATTACCACCATAAGCAGCAGCTACAGAACCACCAAAAGCATCTTCAGCAGTACCTAAAGCTGTTTGTCTTGACTCAGCAGCAGTTACATAATCGATCATCTTGCGTTCAACAAGATCATAGAAAACGGCTGAGTGCATACATACTGTTGAAATTTTTTCACCAGCA